TTAGACTTTTTTCAAATACTTTCTAGCAACCCATCCACTAGGAATCTTTGCCCAATCTCCATCGAATTGAGATACAGTGACACGAGTGCCATAATTTAGACAGCCGTCCTTGTCGTAATCGTGGGCTTTAGCGTTCTTTGTTAATTCCTCATATGTCTTTCTTCTACAGTTAGCCCCTGGTCCTGTTCTGACACTTAAATCACTAGCAGTAATCATATAAGTACCTAAAGCACTAGAAGCATTACTCTGTGGTTTATGTGTAGGAGTTTCAACGTGTTCATTGACACTCTTATTTAAGATACCCTCTACAATTGCCTTTGCACACTTGTCGGCGTTCCATTTCACTTTATCAATAGCGTTGTCAACAAAGCAGCACTCAACAAGTAGTGCTGGAGAATTAGTCTTTCTCAACACATATAACTTAGTAGATGTTTTAACACCTCTGTTTCTAATGCCTAGAGTGTTAGAAATATTCTTGACGATTCTTTCAGCTTCATCTTTGGCTTTTGAGTTGTCGCTATAGACATATACCTCTGTACCTGTTCCGCCTCCAGCGTTGAGATGAATAGAGACATCTAAGTCAACCTTATGATCATTACACTTATTTACAATTGCTTTTAGGTTAGAATTCTGGTCTTTTCCATTATCATCAGTACAGTCATATACTGTATGTCCGTTTGCTCTTAACAACTCAATGACTTTATTTTTAACTTTTCTGTCTTCATTGACTTCGTCTAATAATCCACTTGCTCCACGACATTTTAAGCTATGTCCACCATGTACGTTAAAATTCATATTTTATACCTTCTTTCTTATTATAATTCAATTCCTTCAATTTCTGCCCTAATTTTTAAAGTGCGAATATAATTTCCTAAATGCTTTTTCTGCTCTTTTAATAGATCAAGCGAACATCTGGGAATGAATGTCAAGGTACGTGCCTCATACTTGACAGTCATATCATCTAACTTGTCATATCTGATTTTAGCCTGCCAGTATTCTGCTTTAAATCTGTCTTTGTATTCAGCACTGTTCATTAGTTCGATTGTGTCCTGTAATTCCATTGTTTAATCCTCCTCAAGATATGTGCCGATTCCATAATTTTCAGCACACATGTATTCGATTCTGCATCCTCGTGCAGTATTCCAACCTTTTAAAAAGTAAGCAATATCAGCAGTTGATAATAATTCAATAGATTTTCCAAGGTACCATAATGGAGTACCTTCTCCATCGATAAAACTATCAATAATTTCAGCATCATCACCATAGAGATTTTTGATTTTTTTTATAGCCTTTTCTCTGTTGTATCTGATTTCTTCTTCAGAGAAACCTTTCATAGGCTGTGAGATGAATATCTTCATGTCTCATACCTCACACTTGATACATCTATTTTCTAATTTACGGTATGCATCAAGATACATTTCTTGTTTGTCTCCGTTATAAGTAGCTTCAAAATACATACCATCTGACAATGTAGTTGATAATAATGCCTTGTTGTTTTGAAGTGTCTTGCATACCCACACTACATAGATATCGAAATCCTGTGGATCTTCTAGATGTTCTTTTGTATATCTTCTTACTTCTTCAACTGCAATCTGTAGAAATTCGTCATTACCCATTGTTTTCCTCCTTGTTGATAGCGTTTTCTGCTACTTCTAAGCCTTTAGTTAGTACGGATGGTACGTTGTCTCCGGCTTCCACGAAGTTCTCAATGATGCTTCTAAGTTCATTGATAATAAGAGATGCTAATGTAAACCATCCAATATAAGTAGTAATTGTTAGGTCAACATTGATTGTCTGACCAATCTCGATGAAAATCGCTGATGCAAGGAATGCTACTAGCACCATTAACCAATATCCTAGTTTCTTCCATACACCACGCACTCCTTTAGCGGAATTTTCTTTGCCTGTTAATCTAGACTTTCTAATTCCTGTGATGTAGTCGATGATGTTTAATGTTAAAAATCCTACGAATAAAAACCAATGTGTGCCTAATGCAGCGGTCAATACTGCTACAATAGTGCCTCCGATTGCGTTAATCGCATCCATGTATTTCAATGATGTATCATATAATTTCATATTTTCCTTCTCCTTTAAGCATATGAGTAAATAAATGTGCCACATACGTATGCACTATTTACATTGTCTTTCAATGATGTGATGGTCCATTGATTCTTTGTACCATCGTTGGTTATGGGGTAAAAACGTACCACTAAAGTTCCTCCTGGATAAACAGCAGGAACGAAAACATTTTGCCTAGGCTTTTTATCGTTAGGGAAATTACTCCATATATATCCCCCTGTGTTTCCACCAATTGGATCAGTCAACGAACCATCCCAGTTTATTTCGCAGAGTTTCAATCCGTCGTTATATCGGTATTTCAGTGTGATACCACATGCATTAGTTCCACAAGAGATCCAATCAGACCAGCCAATAACTCTATGCTGTATCTTCTTATCCGTGAGCACGGGCACCCACGTATCTACTTGATTCTCTGTATCAAAATCAAATACATACCCATTAAATGACTGCGCTTCAAGAGGCATATCCACCTTTAACTTGCCACCTTCTGCCTTGCATCCAACTCCAATCCCTCTGCCATCTGCTGAAAAATCAAGCAGTTTGAACGAAGGAGCGATAGCAGCATAAGATGCGACACCATCTGTAGTGAAGTAATCCTTCACAAGCACTCTGAACGAGTAGGCATTATCCGTATTGAACTTGCCAGCAGATGATATATATACCTTGTTCTCGCCACTGTATGAATCTGTATAAGTCGCAAGAGTAGTCCACGTTTCACCGTTTTTGTACTGGATCATGACAGATTTATCATTTTTATTTGCAACAGGTGCAACTGAAAATGAATAAGTAATCTTAACCGCCGTACCTTCATCGTCAGCCTTGTTAGATGTCACGTTCCAACGCTGTGCAGTTACATTCTTGACTGCTGGTGACCACCATGGTGTGACACTGATATTCTTTGAGAGTGTAGCCTTCTGTCCTCTTGAATCTGTGACTGTCGATTTAAGTGTAACTGTACCGGATGACTTTAACGGCTGAGTTGTAAAGAAACTGTTAGGGCCAGGTATACTCTGTCCGTCAATTTCATTTTGGTAGTACGTGATTGTAGCACCATTCTTCGTTGAAGTAGATACATTGCATTTGACTTTTGAAACACCTTGAATAATCGTTGATGCTCCGAATCTTTTTGCGATTGCAGTATCTTCATTTGTGTATGTGATTCCTGTGACACTAGGCTCATAGCCGGATGGTAGTACTAAATCCAATCGACAGTAGTTAGTACCGATGTACTTTCCAGCATGGTTATATGTATCTACCTTGAATGTCATATATGAATATGACGTGTTAGTCATCTTGTTGATCAGTGAAGTCGGTACTGTCCACTTGAATTCATCATTCCACTGATTAACAGCAATCTGTACATTCGTATCATAATAACTGTACGATATTACATGTCCGAAATCAGATGATGCTCTAGGGGTCTTGATTGTTACACTGTTTCCAAAATAAACTGATGTTGGAGAACAGTAAGGCTTTGTTGCTCTAGGAATGACATCGCAGTCAACACCACCCGAAGCAGATACACTGCCTACATAGCTGCCCGAAAGGGTTACCTTCAATTCCTGTGAGAACGAGAAATCAAAATGCTTGCCACCGTTACTGTCATGAGGAATTCTAATATTAGTAACTGTCGCAAGTGTCTTTGTTCCACTTCCTCCGATAGTCACACCACCTGACCAAATGAGAACGCCATTTGCCCACATAGAGCCGTATTTAGTAGCATTTGAATTAATATTCCACTTATAGTATTTAGTCAGCGTAGCAGTCCATAGATCATAGTTTTCGTCAACATTGACACCTGTTCGTGTCATTGTCATTGTAACGTTACCATTACCACCACCAAACGAAGCACTGCATGTTGCATATGTTGCCATCAGTCACCACCTACTTTCTTAAATGTCAATGATCCATCGTGGTTAACAATGAATCCGAAGTTTCCAATCCTTAGAGAACTAGAAACTTCGATGTTTGAGTTATACATTCTGTTGTTAGCGAAGTACGCTACTTCGTCATTGTTCTGAAGAATAGAGTACTTGCTGTTTGTCTGTTTGGTTTTGAATTCAGATTCCTGTTTACCTATCTCTATGCCGTCTGCATTGAATCTGATATAAGTATTCAGCTGAGTCTGATTGTTTGATACAGTATCAGAAAGAGAACTAAAGTCTTCTTTCTTTACAAATCCCATCTGAATGCTTTCCGTTGTCTGCTGAATAGTAGATACAGTAGAAGCAAGGTTAGAGCCATCTGTCGCACTATAATAATTTTCTGATACGGTCTGTAGAATAGAGTTCTTAGTCTGTTCTATAGACGAAGAAGCATCCTTGGTTGCCTGCTGCAGCTGATTGTTCATGTTGTTTATTCTGTTGTCGTAATCATCAATGATTGACTTTAGGTCATTTGCAAGCACTGGGGTGGTCGTTGTATATGTTCCATCATCCCATAATATCTTCGACCTAACCCAGTAATAATGCTTGTCAATGTAGTCATCGGGAACGCTTTTCCACCCGTTACTGTTTGCATCGGGCATTTCCGTTGCTGAATCTGATAGGTAATACTCCGGAGTGATTGAGCGAATTCCCTGCCCGTCCTCGCCATCGTTGACTCTCACGAGGGTCATGCTAGCCGATGCCTTAACCATATAATTAACCTTCTAGCTGAGCGCTGAATGTTGCCTTGTTTGTGATATCACCTGCACCGATTGTGTATGTCGCACCTGTTGCTACAGCAGTAGTTCCGCCGTCCTTATACCACTTGATGGTACCTAATGCAGATAATGCAGAACCAGTCACTTCAACTCCACCTTTGTAGACATGAGCAGTTAAAGTTGTAGCGATAGCAGTATTCTTGAAGATTGTTCCACCGCTTGAAGTGATTGCCATTGTGATAGCATCTAAGCCATCCTTCCCATTTGTTCCGTTTGTACCTTTGTAGGAAACTGAATATGATTCAGTATGCTTACCATCCGAATAGTTTACAACAGTCTTAGTCCATAAGTACTGACCATTTGCCACGCTAGGCACTGTAGTACTCCATGTTCCTGTTGGAGGAGTAGTGCCGCTTGTGCCTGCCTGGTATGTTACAGATGTTGAACTTACAGTAACGCTTGTACCGTTTGAACCATTTGAGCCGTTTGTACCCTTGTAAGAGACTGAATAGGCTTCTGTTGATTTGCCGTCAGAATACTTGACTACTGTCTTAGTCCAAAGGAACTGACCATTAGGTACATTTGGAACAGTAGCGCTCCATTCACCTGTTGGCTTAGTAGTTCCACTTGCACCGACCTGGTAAGTTACAGAAGTGGAACTTACGGTAACACTTGTACCATTCTGACCTGTCTGACCCTTGAATGCGATTGAGTAACTAAATGTCTTGTTGATTGTGATATCACCATCAACAACGATAGGGATAGTAATAGTACCACTCTTAGTTAATGCAGATGTTGCAGTAACTGTGATTGTTGGCATTGGTGCTTTTCCATCAGACACTGCTGAGATTCCTGTAGGACATGTGATAGTTCCTACAGTACATGGAACCTGTTCACTACCGCATAATGCCATTACCTGTGTAGTAGTTGTCTGTGTACCATTTACAGAAGTAGTAGTACCTAAGAATGTATAGTTGTCATTAGTTAATACGACGGAATAACCATCGGTTAAGTCGATAACGTCAATCTGATTGACCGCTTTAATTGCCATAATTTTCCTCCTAAATGTTTAATTCGCAGTTGAATACTGCCTTGAATTTAATGTCTTTTGCTGTAATAGTAAACATGAACCCATTATCGTTGAGTCTTGAATCATCTAACGGGATCTTACTAAATTCTGTCTCACCATGCTTTTTGATGAGCCACTGCAGATATGCACCATCTCCGAATGTTTCTCTCAATTTTGAAGAGTTATCAATCACAACCCCACCAACATAGATATTCACTGTGAAAATAGTTGCCACATCGCTGTTCTTGAATGTCGTGCCATTTGATGACTCTATACACAACAATATAGAATCCTCGCCTTTTGCACCTGTTATACATACTGGAGCGCTGTATGTGACAGTATTGTTGATCGTTGTGGCGGTTCTCTGCCATATATAGAATCCTGGACGCCAAGTCGGTGCAGTCTCTGACCAACCTGTTTCTGGTGGTGTAGCTCCATCTGTTGAACTAGCATACTCGCAAACAAACTTCTTAACTGAACCCTGTGCCTGTTTGATCGCTTCTCCAGCCTTTTCTTCAACTTCTGAAACCCTTAGTGATATCTTCTCATTGGACAGGCTTAATTGCGCCATCTTGTCATTGATGCCTTCCTGTTCCTTTGCGATTATATCCAGTTTCAATGATTCCTGGTCCTGCTGGACCTGCAGCTTTCTGATTCGTGTTGTATTAGATACACGATTCACTGTCTTTTCTTCATTCTTTGTTGTCACACTGCCGTCAACTGTAGACATTGAGAACTGTCCACCTTTATAACTGACAGTTAGATCCGATACAAAGAAAGTGAATTCATTACTGTTATAATTGACAAGAGCACCAGGAAGAAGGTTATCAACCGATATCATTGTGACATTCTTCACCTGGTTGAAAGTCAATCCTTTAAGTCTGTCATAGATGCTGTCTATGATGCTCTGTTCGTCTGCATATAGATTCGCCGAATCAATAAATAGCGTATTTCCTGTCTCGTCGCCTTTAGAAAGAGGATTGAGACCATTTTCAGCATATACTCTTGTCAGCGTATACACTTCATTCTTCTCATAATCCGTTAAATCCTGTGTAGTTGCAAAGGCGCTCTTTTCAATGGGAACAAATCTAATAGAATCAATCCCCTCTGCATAGACATTTGCTGCAAACAGTTCCGCAATCCACCCGAGATAGTTTCTTATTACAATCGTGTTATCGTACCATGATACGCTCTTATCAAGAACATACTGCGGTATTCCTTCACGAATAATAGAAAGACCAGTCAGACTTTCAATCTCGTCTAGCTGGTCTTTTATAGTGACAGGATAAGACAGTTTAGTATCGTATGCCTTGTCAAGAGAATAGTTGTTGTCATACATCTTGAGAGTGAGTTCCTTGGTGTACTTCTCCGGCTGATCATACACCTTGAAGTATCTTGTATCAGATGCATCATTCTCCTTGACTTCCCAGTACTTGCTGATGTCGATATTGTCAAGAATGCCGTCATAGTTATCGAACTTCATTGTCAGCTCAATTGATGGCACGTTGCCTATCATACGGCAGTCAGCAAAAGAGACAGACATCTTATAATCAAGAAGTCTGTCCGTTACATTTGTCTCTCCATATTTTATAAGCATATGATCACACCTCAATCAGAGAGAAAGAGAATGAATCTGCCTTTAGACCAGACTGCACTCTCTTATAATTGTACTTCTTATTTGAAGCATACATCTTCCTGGTTCCTCTGATACCATGATCAGGAATGTAGAGTTCTGCCGTGAACTCTGCCGGAGTGAGTACCTTCAAAATATTCATTACATCTGTGAATGTATTCAACTTATATGTACATGTAATCTTAAGCATGTTAGAACGTATTCTATTTCTTCTTAAGATGCCTGTTGAGACAGGTCTGACACTGTCCGAATCTAGATCATTGATTTCTACGCTAATCTCTGAAGGAGTCGGAATAAGTGTTCCGTTTATCTTGATTTTCGCTTCATCTGCCATTTATTCCACCTCCTAATAGTCAAATACAGGCTTGCCTGTGCGTGCTTCATAATCCTTGATATTGTCAATCACCATCTTAGTAATTACTCTACCGTCATCAAGAACTAATTTAATGACATAAGTAGCACCTGTGCCGCCATTCTGAGAAAGTGATAATCTTTCTGAAATCTTTTCAGCAATCATATCAAGTCCCTGTGTGTTTCTCTGTAATGGTATTACTGCTTCTGTTCCTGCTTCACCAATATTGGCAATAGTGGATGCACTTACGATACCACCTTTTGCTAGTCTAGGAATCTTAGGAATTGAGAATCCTTTTCCACCAACTCCAGGAACCCAGTCAGGAATCTTTACCTTGCCAATACCGCTTAAGAATTTATTGATTCCATCAATCATGAAATTCAATGGAGCCTTGAAGATGTGGCTTAATCCAGAAACAATACTTTCAAATATCTGTCTAACACCAAACCATGCTCTTCTCCAGTTGCCTGAGAATACACCACTGATAAAGCTAGTAAGACCCAAGAAAACAACTTCCAACGAATTAATGATAGGACCCACGTAGTCTCTGAACGCCTTGACGGCATTCTTAACCGTTTCAAACACATTCTTCCATTTGAAACCGAAAGTTCCTTCCATCCATTCACCTAGATTACGGAAGAATTCTCTGATATTGTTGACTCTTTCGCAGATTGTTTTGTCTGCGCGTTCAATAATTCCCCTAATTGCAGCAAATACCATATCAAATACACCTCTCAATAGTGTTAAGGCCAATTTGAATATAGGTCCTAGAATATCAAGAATCGTACTGAATATAGGCGTAGCAAACTTAAGAAAATCACTTAATAATCCCATTATGCTCTGGAATACATTTTCCCATGCACTCCACAATGGTTTGAGAACAGTGTCCACAAAATCTTTAATGATTCCCCCGACTGTATCAATGATAGGTGCCACAATATTTAGAAATACCTTCTGAACAATAGTAGCGATATTTCCTAGAATGCTTACTATGTCATCTCTGAAGCTCTTACTCTTCTGCCATAAGTCTACCACTGTAGCAATGACTGCCCCTATGATGACATTTACAGGATTCACCGCCATTACAATAGATGCGAATATCTGTGGAAGAATTCCGAACGCACCGCTCAATGCAGTTGCAAGTGATGCCCAACCTGAAAATACTCCTACTGCAAGCTGTATCTGTGTGATAACAGTGCCAAGAATTCCAGCAAGAGTAGAAAATAATGATAATCCCGCAATAACTGAAAGTATGCCAAGAATACGACCTACATTATCTGCTATGAAAGAGAATAACTCATCAATGATAATAAGAACCACATCCACTGCACCTAATACAGCAGTCCAGTCAATCGCCTTAGTAACATCTCTCACAATTTTCAGAATCTCATTGATGATCTTCAATATAGAGTTAAATATATTCCATAAATGCTGGATGATTGAATCACCTAGGCCTGCAGTGTTCCATGCATCGGCCAATCCTTGAGAGATATTGCCAATTATCTTGAAGATGTTAGTGAATATCTTCAATATCAGTTCAACAGTCTTTGCGCCTGTGCCGTTTTCCCACACTGTATACATTGACTTGCCGATTTCCATAAGAAGATTCTTGACACCATTAAATGCATATACTGCAGCTGCAATCATCGGCGCACCAAACTTATCCCATGACTGCTTTAATGGCTGGAAGAATTTCGCAACCTTCTTCTTGATTTCTTCTAACTGCTTGTCTACTTCTTCAAGAAGCCCCTTCTGTTCTTCTGCACCACTGTCATCCATGCTGAATCCGCCGATATCACCACCGGAACCACCAGCACCGCCCGAACCACCTGAGCCACCTGAAGATGGATCACTTGAACCATTGCTTGAATTGATGTTATTGATTGCATCGAATCCAGCAAGAGCTCCTTTCAATTCCTTCTTGAGTTTAGAAGCATTACCTGCTGCCTTCTTTAATCCGCTTCCTGTTCCGCTTGCGCCTTTAGAAAGCTTCTGCGAACTATTGGAAGCATTGTTCATATTCTTTGCAAGAGCCCCTGTGTTACCTGCTGCCTTCTTAGCATTTTTTGACACTCCACCAAAAGAAGAACTTAACTTCTTTGACTTGCCACCAAATAGTGCCGTCAGATACCCAACGGCGACCATAACAACTTTAGTGAATGCAACAACATATGGGACGCATGAGTTAATTGCCTTTGCAATATTGGTAAAGAATCCAGCAATATTAGACTGCCCGATTGTGTTCATTACTTCGGACATACATCTAACAATGGCTGTTCTCATATTAGCGATTGATGTAGCAATTCCACCTGTCGCATTTCTTGCCTGTTCCTCAAATGACTGATAGCCGTTAATGCCCTGTGTATTTAACTTCATAATTGTATCCATGAACTGGTCCATTGATACCGTTCCGTTTCTTAAAGCCTCACCTAGTGCGGAAGCATTGACAAAACCCATGGCCTCAGCCACCTGTTTCATCTGTGCAGGCATTGCAGTCATCGCTGAACGCCATTCAAACATATCAGGTTTACCCTTAGCATATGACTGTGACAACTGTTCTAGGGCTGATTTCTGTATCTCGGAACTTGCACCGCCGGCTAGAATAGCATTATTTAGTGCAAGGAACATATCTGTTGATCTAGAGATATTACTGTTCACTGATGTGAATCTCTGTACTGCGCCTGATGCATCGTCTAGGGTTGTTGGGAGCCCAATAAGCTTATTGCTTAGTTTCTGTACAGATCCATTCGCTTGAACACTGCCAACGCCTAGATTCGACATCACACGGCTGTAATTGCTAAGAGTATCAACTCTCTTGATTGCTGCATCAACATTACCTAATATTGTTGATTTAATCAGAGAAGCAATACCAAGACCCGCCACAATATTACGGATACTCTTGAATGAATTGCCAATTGATCCTGTGACCTTGTCAACATGATTCTTTAGGCCGGTGACTTCATTCTTCACGCTGTTCAGTTCTGATTTCGCTGATTTCGTCTGTGCAGATATTACTATCTGCAGTTCCTCTACCGTCATTCTGCATCACCGCCTTTCTTTTTCTTAGTGCTTCATTATGTCTTCTACTGAAGGCAATACGAGAAGATCTAGCGCTTGCAATCTCTTTTCTTTCCTTCTCTTTTTCAAACTCTTTCCTATCCTCTTCAAAAAGTGAAGGATAGAAGTCCCACAATTGTGCAGGAGTGAATGAATCATCCTTGCCATTAAGGACAGCAGAAATACAATCCCTTATCTGAAGGGCCTGTATCTGAAGAGATATCGCTTCCTGTCGCACCATTTCTTTTTTCTTTCTTTCATATGCTGAAATAATATCGAATAGCTCATCTAACGAATAATTCCAAAATGAAAAGGGGTCTACTCCAGCATCAAGCGCTGGATCATAGACCGCCTTGTATATGTAATCTGTAATCAGGATATCTTCTAGAGATTCTTCTTGGCTTCCGCCATTTCCTTTTCCATTTTCGTTTCGAGAGCCCCAGAGAAAAAACCCGATACCTGGAACAATGGAATAAGAACATCACTAAGGAACTCTGTCTGTGAGCCACCTTCATCGATGTATCTATCAAACATATCATTCACATCGCTTCTGTCGATGTTGCTGTTGAATTTCTGAAGACCACCATGTGTGATGTCCAGCATAGTGCATAATGGTGTCATGCCTGTTTCTGTATTAAGAAGGTTGATAAGACTTCCACCATACATCTGTTCTAGTCTAGAGATTTCTCCTGTTGTCAGTTTTAATTTGTATTCTTCTTCACCGATTTTCCAAATAATGAACGGTTTTCTTTTTGCTTTTTCTGCCATTTATCTATATCTTCCTTTCTATTCTGCTACTGCTTCAGATGCAGTTTCCTCAGATTGCGCTACTGCTTCTCCTGGGTCAGCAATAGTGAGTTCAGACTGTAATGCGATTGCAACAGTGAATTCAATAGCATCATTGACACCACCGCCCACTCTTTTAACAGTGACCTGTCCTGAGAATGTAGTTGTAGTGCCGTCCTTCAATGTTTCCTTGAACATTGCGGTAGCCCCTGTTTTTTCTAGCTCCCTCATTAATCTGTATGAAGATGTTGCTTTGCTGTTGTCATACTTGAATGTATATTCAAGGTCTCCAGGGTCTCCGATACCAAACTCATAGACCTTAACTGCATCATCAAGTGAAGAGTTTTCAACCTTTTCTTTTTCAATACCCATGTCAGGAATCTTCTTCAACCCTGGAAGGTCAGTAAAAGAAGTTCCCTTGTTTGTCTTGTCATAAGATAATTTAGCGCCATTTGCTAGCATTATATAATTCCTCCTTATCAGTTACATACCATGATAGATGTAATCACTATCATAATATGCTTCATAATTCATTTTCTTGTGTCTAAGTCCTGATGCATCATCAATATCTTTGCATAATACTCTCTTTAGCCCCATTGCTGATAATGCCTTATCAACTTTCAAGACTGTACCCGATGTACTCTTAGTATCCCAGATTTCGATTCTGTAAAGGACATGTGATGTCTGCTCCTTGTCATCCGTCCATTCTGCCACGCTGTTATCTTCCTCAACATACTGAACTGCTGGAAGCTTTGCCCAGTCCTTAGGATAGATATCAGTGACTTCAAGGCCTTCATCTGTCAGAGCCTTATATACTTTATCTTTAATGTTGATCATATGCTTTTAATCCTTTTCAATTAACTGGCTGATTACTATACCAGCATCCTTCACTGCTTTCTTTTCAGTCTTCTTTGCTCCCTGGTACATGAATGGCTGTGCAGGCTGTCCATCCGACCTGTAATATCTCTTTCCATCAACCTCGATAACTACCCAATGATAGTTATTTATTGCTTCTTCTGATAACTTCTCTTCAGGAATCCACCAAGGTTCCATAGTATAAGAAGGATGTGCATATGGAGATATTCCAGCATGGTCTGCTGCACCTTTTCGACCTGTTCCGAATTCAACATATTGAGCATATGCCTTATTTGTATAAACATATCCCTTGTCGCCTTCAACTCTTGTCTTAATGGAATTTCTTAATTCACCATTATTTACAGGACATTCAAGAACGCAACCACTTCTGATTGTTTCCGCAGCCTTTCCGAGAACCTGTTCAGGATTCTCAAGAACTGCATCTATAGTACGAAGCTTTCTAAACAGTTCATTAGCGCCATTGAGACTCATTTAATAATCTTCTCCAGTTCATAGAGATAGTGTCTGTTATATTCCTTCATGCTGATGATTCTGTAATCCGGTTCATCGGTTGACTGATTATAGACATTCACTCCCCACTTTTCAGTGGGTCTGAAATCATCATCCTTATTCTTGGGAAGAATCATATTAAGAATGTAGTTCAGTCTCTCCCCGTACATTTCCGCCTGTAATTTACCGGATGCAGGCCATACTTCAAGAAGCATTGATTTTCTCTTGATCCACTTTTCAGTAGTGACACCTTCACCATCTTTCTCGATGACAGGCTCATATACAGGATAGTTCTTAAGCGCTGAAAGTCTCATTGGTTCCCCTCCGGCTTCTTTTCGTGAACGATTCCTCCTGCACGAATCAGTCTCAAGTTGTTGAGAGTTGAGAGAATATCTTCATAAGTGGAAGACTGAAAAGTAGATGTGATGCCACCTTCTGAATGTGATGATTCTCCGACCATGCCTTCTCTGAAGTACATGGCACATGCTAGATCAGCCACACAGAAATCCATTGCAGTGATGTATACAGTGCGGTTTGTATGTGCAAGAGCACGCTGTTTTGCCATTTCAACATAGATTTTTGCACGTTCCTGACTCATTCCTGCTCTTTCAGCAACAATCTCAACTAGATCCATAGATTACTCCTCCTGCATCTTAGTGAGAACTGCGACCAATTCCTTTTTAACAAGACTAGAATATCCGCTAACGCCCTTTTCCTTTGCAATAGTCTTTAACTGGTCAACAGTCATATCGTTGAGGTCCGTCACTTCATTGTTTTCTACAGGAGTATCTTCATCATTCTTCTTGTCTTCAATAACACGATATCCCTGTTCTGTATAACGCTGAAGGTCATCCTCATGGATGGCCCTTTCAACGTTGATTCTTTTTACAATGATCATTATGCATCAGCTGAGACGTTAGCAATGATTAGGTCAAGCATGTTGTCCTTTTCCCAGCAGTCATGATATCTTCTATAGTCAATCTGCCAAGCATTTGCATCCTGGTTAGTATCAGGGTCAAATACTCTTGTCTTGTCCTGTTTAGTAACACCGATAACACTATTGATTGGCGCCATTAAGAAGTTTACATCCTTAGCAGTTTCACCTTTTGTATATCCACCTGCGTCTTTTGTTGCTCCAGCATCAACCTTGATAGCTGAATACATTCTGTTCTTTGGTGTAGGAATGAATGTGATTTCATCAAGCTTATAGATGTCTAATGTGATATTTCCAATAGTTAATTTACCTGATGTAAGGTTGCTGTTTACCATCTTTTCCTTTAATAATCTTAAAGTGTCATATGTAATATGACAGATGATATCACCCTGGTATCCTTTATCACGGATAGTATCCGCTGCCTTTTCTAATTCAGAAAGAATATTCTGTTCAGTCAATGCAGTTGTTAGGATGTTGGCTGATTTCTTTTCTGTAACATCAGAAACAACCTTAGAAATACGGTAGGCATCTACTTCAGGGGCAACATGTAAACGCTGGAATTCTCCCATGACAGTGCCAGCAGAAGCCACAAAGTTAGTTTCGTTTACATCCATTGCATCAAGAAGGAACTTTCTTCCACGGTCCTGTGTCATTTTGAATGTTTCATATTCAAGAGTGACAGCACCCTGTTTATATCCTTCATCTCTGTTATAGTCTCCTAAGCCCACTAATGACATCTTAGGGATTTTTACCTCTGCACCACCGTCATACTTAATCTGTCCGGCATTGGCATCCATCCATGATGTAAGAGTGAGATGCTCCATCTGTTTATCTAATTCATTCTGAAAAATAGTTGAATACTGTAATGTGTTAATTGCCATGTTCTATACCTCTTTTCTAAAATTTAAGTGCATTCGCGAATGCCTTTCTTGCATTCTCTTCTTCAGCAGTCAATACATTGTTTTTTGCCTTGTCTAAAGGTGCTTTCCCTTTTAATCGGTCATCAACAGACTGCTGAACTGCTCCCTTGAATGCTTTAGAGAGTCTCTTGACAGATTCATTTACGGAATCAGCATCAGTGTAGTCAATGAAGTCTGCCATATCTGCTGGAACTCCTGCAGCATTAAGCTGTTCCTTGGCAACTGCAGTCAGTTCTCTACGAGTAATTGCTGCTTCTCTATTGTCAAGATCTTCTTTTCTTTTGTCTTCCTCATACTGCTTCTTTTCATCATCCGTCATCTTCTTAAGCCTTTCGGCTTCCGTATGATCCTTATCCCACTTCTTTCTTGCACGGGCAAGTCTCTTCTGGACGATTCTGTCCACATCGTCTTCTGTGAGGGTTGTTACTTTGGCTTTATCATCTTCCGGTTCACCTGACTGCGCATTATCGGGATTACCTTCATCGCCTGTATCTTCTTCCCCAAAAAGCTGAAGGTTCAAAGGCATCATATTCTTAATGTATTCCATAACTTAATTCCTCCGTTTATAGTCCGTATGACTGTTATATCCATGCACCTTTTAATGTCATATGCACGTTATGGACAAACAGAAAAAAAGAAGAACATCAACCGCTCTTCTGTCTGCTTCTGTATTTCATCAATGCTTTAGGTTTTCTTTCCTTGGGAGGCGGACAGTACTCTTCATATGTCTCGTGTGAGAGTTTTCCGCATATCATGCACATATATGTCACCTTCTTAACAATGACGTGCCTACGGCTGTCAAAATGACTTTTACAGTCATACTCAAAGTACTGGTGATGATGTGGTTTCAATCCTTCAGCCATATGGTTCTCCTTTCTTGAAATTGAGCAAAATAAAAACCGACTAGATAGTCGGCTTATACGAACGGTAATATGTCTTTCAAATCTTTCATAAATCGCTTGGCTTTTTCAATAGTTGAATTATCAGTAAGGTATTCTATTCCTTTTGGTGTAATCTCACATTTATCAAGATTGTATATATCTATGTTTTCGTCTATATCCTTATCAATTACTATCCCACTGATATATCCCTCATTTAATAGATTCACAATGACATAAGTCCAGTACTTTCTGTTGATCTGCAGATATTTACTGTCATGTCTTATGAGTGATGCATCAATATCCTTCCCTTGCTTTAGCTGCATATACAGGTAGGATAGAATCTGATAAACAATTACATGATAATCATCTCTTGCCATATATTCCAAGTCCTTTCACGTTGTCTTTTTATCAACTAAAGGATTTAACTAATCATCCATAGCATAAAACAGTCTATCGCCTAAATCTTCAGTTGCATACCCTAGTTCATTAGGTTCTTCATTATCATCAAATCCATATTCAAGATTCTTGTCTAATACGTAATTACGAATCTGATTAATCTCTTCATTATTTAGTTCTCTATTCGCATTAACATATTCAATAACACATTCTTTTGAATAACCATCTTCCGGGTTCCAATCTTTCATAAGAAGCAACTTTTTCAATAATTTCACATCTTCATCCAATAATTTGTACATCACAATTCACTCTCTTTTCTTAGGGTTTGTTTGAATTAAATTTCCAGTATCAGGGTTAAGTGTAACTTCTACGTTTTCACCTATATACTTTCTGCTTATACGTTTACCATTTTCTTTTTCGGTTATTTTTTCTGGGTCAGTTAATGCAGAAATAACATCCTCTATTTCAACACCTTCACGTTTCTTATTCTTTTGAGGGCCTTCTTTTTCGGTTGTCCCTAATACTCTTTCGATAAAATGGTCACTTTGCGATTTTATTACAACTCCATCCTTAGTTGTACGCCCAACAATTTCATCTTGTATGATTTTACGATACTTCTTATAGTCTTCAAATGTTGAAAATGCTGATAATTTTCCTGAGCTACGCGATCTCTTGTATTTTTGTAATAGTAACCAATTCTCTTTATCATTATACTTCAAATTTTGAAATTCTGATAGTGATAAAGGTATATTTTGCTTACCCAACAAATCGAGGTATTTTATTTGCTGTTTCCTGTCACTAGAACGATTCTCAACTAATTTCTCAGCAGTGTTAATTGCATCTGCACCATGCTTTTCAACCATTCTCTGATACCACTCTTTATAAGTCTCATCTGCTGGAACCTTTATCCTTTCACCTGTGACAGGGTCTCTAGCAAATCTTTCTAGATTATGCATAGTTTCATCGTCAAGATTCATAATAGTAGTAGAACGGCACCATGGATGCATTGGAGGGGCGTTTACACCTATCTTCTTATCATTAACCCTGTATACACTTCCGTCCCTCTCACGGCAAATTTGGGACGTTCTAAGGTCTAGTGTTGCAACAAATCTATACTCCTCTATGCCGTAATCCTTGTAAGCCTGGAAGTGCGCCTCATTGTGAATGTATGATGATTCGGTTCTTACAAGTCTTCTAGCTTTATTTCTACCTGATAGGAACTGTTCGTTGATTGAGTCGGTCATTTCCTTCTCTGTCTTTCCTGTGAGGGCTCCTATCATGAACTCCTCTTTTAGTGCATCGGCCACCTTCTGAGTATTGTTCCATACTCTTTCTGAATAATTCTGTCCTGACCATTTCTTTTTCAGAATGGTTTCAAGAGCGCCTTCATCAATAGGGCCTGTCTGAAGATCTAGACCACTCATTCTTGCAGCTTCATATACTGCATGGTGATAACTGCTTTCATAGACCTTTCGCATTGTCTTCCCTATTGCATCTCTTTCCTTGGATGCAATGGCATTAATCAGCTTATTAATTGACTTGTTAATATCATCAAGCCTCTTCATACGGTTCTTGTATGCTGGGGCTTCCAATTCTGCCAGTACCTCTCTTTTTTGGGCGCCTGTCTTATTCTTGTATGCTTCAAGCAGTTTTTCGAAATCTTTACTATCAGCCTCTGAAAGAAGATTAATAGCCTCGTCTCTTGTTAGATGATGCTTTGAAGCGAATCTATTGAATATTCCCTCAATCTGCTTGGCAGTGTAGATTGCAACCTTGCTATAGATTACGCTCAACTCTTTGGCGCAGTCCTCAGCTAACTGCATATCCTTGTACATGTTCCTTGCTTCTCGCATCTCCCAGTACTTTATGTTTTTGATATTAGTCATAACAGAGCACTATTATTCCTTGTCTTTATCATCATCATTATCATCATTCTCATGCTCCTCTGTTTCTTCTTTATCTTCTGGAGGAGTATTCTGATTTTCGGTATCAAATAACTGCTTCTGTGTTTCAAGTGCTTCCTGCTGTTCTTTCTTGACTTCTTTCATTTCATCATCAACGTTTGAAACAAAGTCAAGAAGTGCAAGAAGTGTCTTAGTTGATACAACACCTTTAAGATTCGCAATAATCTGTGATAATTCAAGACGGTTCTGTGGAAGTCCTCTTGTAAATACAGGCTCAATCATTGACTGATCAGCAGCAATTGCCTTTAGATTGAGGTAAGTACAGAACATTCTTATACGCTTCTTAAGCCCTTTCTTGTAATATCTCTCTTTTGTCTTTGTGAGGGTCTCAAGTGCTAGAAGCTTATATTGAATGGCAATTCCTGAACTGTTGCCAGCAAAGTTTTCATCTGTCAGATTAGGAACATGAGAAAGTGAATAGATATCTTCCTTTATTGAGCGCTTGAGTGTTTCCACAGCATTCTCGTCAAATGTTCTAGTCAGATATTCAGAGCGTGCATCACTAGGAAGTTCCATAACACCATTCTTACGGATAGCCTGGAGCGCTTTTGTTGCTTCTTCATCGTCATCACCTAAAAGAGCGCCATAGACAACAAGCACTGCGTCAATGAACTGCTCCTTATCGTTGATTCTGTCAGAGCATAATGTATTGTATGCGTCAATTAGAGAAATCTGCTGTTCATAGTCTCCAATGCAGTCCATATTGTTTCTATACTCAATGATAGGGTCCTCACCTAAGAAATGTGGGTAAGGCTCACCTAGTTCTGAAAACTCGCCTTTTTCAAATTCCTCATTGCATGTGATTCCCATTCTTGTGACATAGTTCTCAGTTGTTACTGTTGCGATGATATTGAACCTGTCAGTAGAATCATCTTTTTCAATCGAATAATAAACGCTGAATAGTTCATGCTGTTCAATTGAAGCATCGAAAACCTTGAATGTTGACAATGGGTCAAGTGTCTTGGTCATCAGCTTGCTTTCATGCTCACATAAGTAAACATACTCATAAGCGACACCAGCACGTGACATATTGATGGCATTACATGAATCTGTATCATCTGTTTCAGCATCAACAAAAGCACCTGTCAGCTTGTCAATATTGCCGTCTTCTGTATTCTTCTTGAATGTGATAGGGTTTGAAAGAAAATAGCCTGTTGCTGTATCTGATATATCTTTAGCATGGTTTACCATGATCTTATTGTTCGGCTGGTTCTTGAACTTCTTTTTCCTGTTCATGATGGCATGCTTACCAAAATAATAGCCGACATTCTTCAATATCTCAGGAGCACGAATACTATAATGCTTACTAATGAGACGAAGGATCATGCTTCTGTCTATGTTTGTCTCGTCGAATTCTTCTCGTGGAATCGTGAAAGTATAATACATCTTTTAAAATCTCCTCTTTCCTGCTCTTGCCTTTTTCATAAGGATTTCATTTTCTATAGCATATCTAACCGCATCTATAGTGTGGTTGTTTCTGTCGGGGAACTCCCCTCTAAGGTTGCCGTCTCTATCCATTTCAATTTCATAGTCATTGAATTCACGTGCAGCATTGGGGCATCTAACAGGATCTATAATTATCTTGTCTAAGTCCTGAAGGAACTTTATTCCATTGTCCACACTGTCAGCGCCTTTCTTTGCACCGATGATATTGAGACCTAATAACTTGAATTCATTAATGGTTCTTGGTTCAGCTGAATCGGCAGTAACCAGCTTATTGAGTGGGTTGATCTCCTTGATAAGTTTCACGGCCTTGGCATTTGATAGTCTAGTTCCATATACTTCGCCAAAAATAAAAAGACGCCTGCGCGTCTTGTCATAGTTTGCTTTGACATATGCCAATGGGTCACCAGCATAACCAAAGTCCAATCCGTTTTTTAATCTATCGAATACCTGTATTTCCTCGTCGGTTATCTCACGTATATCAAGGTTTGTGAAAACCTCACTACCTGTACCAGTTACTTCGCCTAGATAGTCATGATTGTATTTTTCAATATTTGTTTTCTTAGTATGCTCTGCTTCAATTAGGAACTGCTCTCCAAGCCATTCAGGAGGTGCCTGTAAGTAAGTTGTATGAGATACATATGTATCATCCCTCTTAACTAGAACTTGCCTGTTGCACCAATTACGTTGTGATTCGGGAGGGTTAAAAGAGTAAAATACACAATACTCATGTCCACCACGCAAAAGAGACTGATTGATATTGGTTATCTTGTCATAGGTCTCAAATTCATCGCATTCTTCATACCATACATATTTAACATATCCGATATGAACCTTTGTTGACTTCATTTTTTTAGGTTCATCAGCGCCCTTAAAAATTATCTGCTGACCTGTTGGCATATAAGTCATTTTTAATTTTGACTCAGGTATTAACCAATCATCTTGAGCACCTAACTTATAGATGCCCCACTTAATCTGTTCATATACTGAATCTCGGAGCGTATCTTTTACTCGCCTCATAACAACTGCATTACTCATAACACCTCGCTGTGCATCTCTCATAATGCCTAGAGGTATCTCAACACCTATAAAAGAGGACTTTAAAGAACCACGGCCACCTTTTAACCAATAATGCGTGTAGTCATTGTTTTTTACATGCTTATGAACTTCATAGAAAGCCGGACCGATAGTAGACTTTAAACTAACCCTAACCTTATTCATCTATATCATCTACAATCACTGTCTTGCCGTTCGATGTAACATCTACATTTTCCGTAAACATACCAAAACGCTTGCCTAATAATTCAGCAGCTTTAAGCCTTTCTTTCTCGTCCGGAGGCTTCTGTATGACCTTCTGCATACCGTTACCGTTCATGATCATTACATAAGACTCTGATTTAGCGCGCATAACAGATGTTAGATACTCAACTATTTCTTGAATATCTGCGGTGTTCTCATTATGGATTTCTTCCATCTTTTCAGAGATATACTTTTGTATCTCTTCTTTTTTTAAAAGCTTAGAGGCAAGAGGTGCTGCACTTATGGCACTTTTACAATTGGCATAGACTGCTAGATATGCTCTTGTAGCATTAGTATCTTTTAGATACTCATCACAAAATAGTTTCTGCTTTTCTGTCATAGTCGCACCCCTTTCTTATCAAATAACAAAAAAGAGGCTTTATTATGCCTCTCTGCTTAATTTGCCTCTTTTTACCATTATATAACATTAAATAACGTAACGTGACGGCAAATGGTGCAAATGGCCATCAATTCACGTCACACGTTAACTCATGATAATAACTAGTTTGTCGATTGCATCATGTATGTATCTTTCAGCCGTCCTCTGTGAGATATGCAGCATGTCAGCAGTATCATAGATGCTCATTAATTCGATGTATCGATAAAAGAGTACATCCCTATGATTGATATCATCTAGTTTATCTATATTTTGACGTATGAGAGCCATTTCTTCTAAACACCTATCCTTCATCAATATATAGTCATTCTGTGTCTTGGGCTCACTGTATGAACCTGTTGGGCTGTCTCTATACGAGATGGCTTTAACATTGATTAACTTATTTTGTAGATAGTCTGCTTTGTCCTTTAGATTTCTATATGATTTTAAATATGTTCTGACTTCTTCGGCTGTCATACGTTACCTCCTTATTCAAAAATGAAAAATAAATAAATCACTATCACCAGTACAAATAAAATAAAAAACAAAAATTAACCTCCTTTCTGGAGAAGAAGAAAACAGTCCTTTACTCTTCCTATTGGTTTTCAATTTGTGTCTTCTCTTCTCCCAGCAACATCATAACTTTATAGTTGGATAGCAAAATTAGCGCTTCATACTCTTATTCTTTGCAAAAGAAGGTGAAGAGATGGAAGCAAAGCCATGACACTGCTGTTGTTTGTTGGTTTTAAGAATATGTTAGGGCATCAAGTCCATGAGAGGATCTTGCTTTTAGAAACAAATCTATTAAGAGTAATCCATATAGATTTTCTTATTTTAAATTTTCTTATGAGTTAAATAGAAAGAACTCAATGCCCTGCTTGATTATCTGATGAATTCTGATTGAATGAATCTAGCTAGTTCCAGATATTCGTCATAGTCAGTTTTCTTGGTAGATATATCATCTAAAGAAATGATCATATTTCTATTATTTCGTGTTCTTGTTGCAATGATAACTCTATCTGCTTCGTAATTAACACCGTCATACCAGAAGTCTCCATTGTCTTTTTTGCCTTTGAAGTTCTTCAGATATTCCATACGCTGCTCTGCTAACTCCAATGAAAGAAAATATTCATCGAATACCAAAGTTGTTGGCGATTTCTTAGTATAGAACGCAATTCTGTAAGGATATGATTCTTTTGCATGCTTTTTTAGTTCAAATCTAACTCTTTCTAGATTGATAACAGAAAAATTATTTCTCATGTGTTCTTTTTCTTCTTCTGCTTCTTGATGCTTGAATACTTTGAATACTTCTACGAAGTTACATTTTAATTTATTTGGCTTTCTTTCTATCTGTGGTTTTGGCCTTGGTTTAAGTTTAATTGTTGGTTCAATATCTTTAATAACTCCATCGAACCACTTAATCTTTAGGTGAAGATCATATTTATTTGAATTGTATATCTTACCATTTTTTGAATGGATTCTAAGAGTATCGTTTGAGATTCCAAAGAACTTCTTCATTTTATTACTGCTCCCACATGCTAAAAAGCTGCCATCATCTGCATTGTATGCATAATAAGAACCAGTTCTTATCATTTTTCTATGTCTCCTTTATCGTTGTTTTGAATTTATATTCAAAAATCTTTTTCTTAATCTTATAAACTTCTGTCTTTCTACCTTTGACGTCTTCCACAATTTTAGTGTTATTGATGTAATAGACGAAGTCAGCAATATACTCCATCCTTCTTCTCTTTCTCTTTTTGCCATCAATCTCAATTTCAAAAGGAGGGATTAACTCAAAAGGTACCTGTAATTGTAGATTATGAATTAATCCATCTTTTTCCATTTGTTTCAATTCCAAATAGCGTTTTGCTTCCTTCTTGGAATCGAATGTGAAGCCGTCAACTGTAGTCTTTTTTGAATTGTATTTACTCATGTCCAATACTTACCCTAGAAATTAACCTTTTCAATTCATCATCTTCCAATAGTTCACACGCTTCTTTGCTTGCTATGGATTTACGATTTCTTAGAAGACTAAGAGAAAACTCAAGCATTTCTTCCTGTTTCAAAAGATACACTATACTATTACATAATATTGATATAGATTCATATTCACTTGGGCAGTCATAATGTATTCTTTCTATTTTCTCTTTTAATTCTCCTTTTTTAATGAGAATACAATTATTAATCGCTCTTAAATTAATTTCTAAAGTTTCAATAGCTGCGACCACGTCTATCTTACTAGCCATTATCTACGACCTCGCAATTAGCTAAGATATCATCAATTAAATAAGGCCTTTCATCTTCCCATTTTATGAATTTGAATAAGTCTTTGGCTTCATCTAAGCAAAAAATCCTTTCCCCATACATGCATACCCACTCTTCGTATTTATAGTCTTTAGTTAAAGCCGCTCTAGTTCCGATTAAAGAATTATCTTTATTTCTAGCGATACGACCGCCAAGGCCTTCACCGGTCTTTAAATATTCATATTCCTGTCTTGTTAGTTTAATTTTTTTTCTGTTCATTTTGCATCTCCTAAAATTGAATGTCATCCTCTTCCATAACCAATCCTTCATCCTCGAACTGATGAATTGGTTCATTATGTACATAATTGTTAACAGGTGCTTGACTATTTACTGGTGCTTGTGGTGCTGTCTGATTTTCTTTTCTAGTGTTAATGAACTGTACAGAGTCAGCAATCACCTCAGTAACATATACCTTCTGACCTTGATTGTTCTCATAGTTTCTTGTCTGAATGCGACCATCAACAGAAACAAGGGAACCTTTAGAACAATAGCGCTCTGTGTTTTCCGCAATCTTCCCCCAGCATACGCAGTTAATGAAATCAGCCTCCTGATCATCGCTCTTGAAGTTTCTTTCTACTGCTAGATTGAAAGAAGTGACTGCCTTCCCACTCCCTGTTCTTCTTAGTTCAGGATCTCTTGTGAGTCTTCCAACTAATAAAGCACGATTAAGCATTAATAGTGTTCCTCCTTGTCATTTATTGTCATAAGTTATTATTCTCCTTATCTTCTTCTATGCCGTTCACAACGACCGACACAATAACGAAAACTGCAATTGCAATCACAGATACCACAATAAGAACGCCAACAATCAGCATAACGATAGCAAACACAGAAAATACATTTTCTAATACCTGTAATAGAAACATCTGTATCACTCCTATCTGATAAATAAGTAAATCATCAACATCAGTGTAGCAACATAAGCTGCTGCTAAGATAAAGAAATCCCTGTTAGCCTTTTTACAGCTTTTAACAAGTTTATTATTCAACTTCTGAAGATCATCCATTTTCCCACAATCTTCTCTATAGAAATTCAATACAGTAGTATTTGCTTTCACTAAACTGTTTTTTTCTCTTTTAAGAGTATTGTTTTCTTTTTTTAAGTCTTGACATACTTCTTCAAGCTCTCCATATTCTTCTTTCAAATATGAATACTCTTCTTCTAGCTTCTTATATTCAGCATCCTTCTCTTCTACAATTTCCTGTACTTTTTCGGCACTATAATTCACCATTGCAGCTAGCCTCCTCTTCTAATTTCTTTATATAATCCTGTGTTCTTTGCACAGATCTTTTTGTTTTTTCTTTAAAAATCTTTGCAGTTTTATTGACATCTAAATACCCCATCAAGAATAACTCGCATATGCATATCAATACATCTGCAGTCTCTTCAGCTAGATGTTCACCATCAACAGGATTACTACCATTACGTTTAATCTTAGAGACGGCTTGAATAAGTTCAGCGCACTCTTCCATTGCAATAGTTAGCATATGCTGATTGCCCCATGCCTTACATATTTTTTCAAGTTCAGGGGCGTTCCATATAATAGCATCGAATATGTTTCTTAACTTTCTACGTTTATGTGTGTCCATTTACTTGTCTCCTTTATGTTTTTTTGCTAAAAACAGGTTATTTATCATTTTTGGTTTTTCTAAGTCTTCTAATGGAACTCGCTCTATAACCGAAAGGAATAATTCATCATCTGGTCTAGTATTTAAAATCAGTTCATGAATAATCTCTTTCAATCCATCACAGTATTCCTCTAGATCATCACAATATCTTTCTAAATATTCCAAATAGCGTTCATCGCCATATTTCACAAAGCCTTGATCACCAACGAAGAACATACTGCACTGAGGGTTAACACTAGGTCTTTTTGGTTTATAGAGTTTCATAAATCTAATCTCTTATACTTTCTCCTTAATCAGCCAATAGCATGATTGCGTGTCCTCTTGGCGAATCATTTACTTCAATATGAGTTACTAACATATCTCCAAAATGGTTATCCATGAATGTTTCACTATGAGTGATTTCCCATTTTGTTCCTTGTATACAAAAATTCCAACTTTTACATCTAATGTCAATGAGTTCATCTTCATCGACTCTTGTTAACACTTCATTTATTCTCATTATTTTACTGTTCTCCTTCTACTTCTAAGTCTTCAATGTAATCATCATCTTTATGTGCAGTTAAATATTTTAATAATTCTGTATCTGAAGCATTAGGACCATAATATAAATCATCAGGATAATAGAACTTAGTAAACTGCGTATACCATCCACTTTTTTTAAAATATTTATTAAAACCCATTACTTGAATTTTTCTGACATATAATTTAGGTGTTAATTTTAAAGTCAGCATTTTAATATCAGCTGTTAAATACTCAGCTTCCCAGTTCTTCTCATTTCTTAAAAATGAGGTTCTCTCTTCTTTATTATTCAGCATCATTGACCACCTCCGCCGTTTTAAGTAATTCTTCAACGTTAAATAATTCATCTTCTCTTAAGAATTCAAATAACTTCTCACAAAGAGGAACACAATTGAGTGGTTCATCTACTCCGTTCTCAGGAGAGAACCAAGTACCATCCTTATCAACTGGCTTTAATGTGAAGAACGCGATTGTGAAATCATCATCACGTGATACCCATTCATAGCCTTCAGATAGCATATATTCAAGTAAGCCGTATTCCAGAGCATTCATTTTTATCTTGTGCTTTGTATACAGCCATCTAACAATATTGATTTTTGAACACACGAATTTAGCTCTTTTATCTATCAATCCCTTTGTATCAGGACAAAATACACATTTATCGCATGATCCTTCTTCCTTACAGCAGAATAACTCACCGTTTGATTTATCTACCGCAAAATTGAAACCTCTAGATTTAATTTCATCTTCATAAAATTCAAAATTTGTCATGTTATAAACACCCTCCTTAATCTAAATCTTCATCATGTTCATACTTCTTACTATCAAGTAACTTTTGAAGCCTTTTGCGTGCTTCTTCCTGTTCAGGAGTTAATACAATAGCGTCTGGTATTTTATTTTCTGAAGATTCTTCTTTTTCTTTCTTTCTTCTCTCTGCTATTGGTATAGGCTTATTTTTTTCAGCCTCTTTATTTCTCAAGAATCCATCTATATGTTTTTCTAGATTTCTTATATCAGTTCTATCTTTTACAGATTCATAATATTCACTGATGTACTCCAACTTGTCTTTCTTAAAGAAAATAGAAAAAATAGATTCATAAGACGGACAATACTCTACAGTACAGTCTTTTTCTCTTTTCTCTTTTCTTTGTTCTTTTATTGTCTTATTAGGGTTTAGTTCTTGGTTTAGTTCTAAACCACTTGCTAAACCACTTGCTAAACCACTTGCTAAACCGGTAGTATCTTCCGAATCCTCGTTTTTGCTTTTTGAAAACCCGTTACTTTGGTATTTATCCCAGTTTAATACCGTCACTTTAGTGCCCTTTTTAGATATATCTAACTTAATTTTTCCACATTCTTCCAATAAACGAAGGTATTTGGAAACTGTCGGTTTAGACATATGACACCTTGATGCGACCTGATTCAGAGAGAGGATACATTGTCCTCTCTTGATCAAGTCTCCATGATGATAATAATCAACAGGATTAGTGTGTAGTAAGATGTCAATCCAAAGATGGAACATCTTGGAATCGTGATAGACTTCATCGTAGTCCATCATATAAAGTTTTATCCATCTCCTTCTTTCCATCTTCTAGACCTCCTTAATTAGAACTGTTCATAATCATAACCATCATCGAAGTCGCCAAATTCAGCATCGCCGAAATCAGCATTGACTCCAGCATCTTCTAGAACCTTGCCAGCTTCTTCATGTGGCTGTGGTGCTTTAGGTGCTGAACTTTCATTTGCGATTGCTTTAGGTGCTTCTTCCTGTGCCTGTGTTTCTTCATCGTTTACAAATGTAACAGGAGCATCAACATACTCTTTTGTGCCATCACTATTGATTACTGCCATATCTGCATCAATAGCATTCTGCAAATCAATTGACATGATACCCCACTTACTGATCAGCTGACGGAGCATAGTCTTGTACGCCATTCCATCGAAATCTTTAGACCAGAATGTCCAGTTAGTGCCTTTTCTTTTATCTGCTGCATATCCTTGAGAGTATTTAAGCGCATGTGCTTCCATCTTTTCTTTTGACCAGTACATCGTCTTTCTAAAGCCGTTTGTATATTCAAACATTGCATAATAGCCGACTGTCTTAGCGTTCTCTCTTACAAGTTCATCATCAATCAATCTGACTTCAATCTCTTCATTAAGAGGGTCATAACGGATTAATTCCCCTTCCTTAATCGAAATAACATTTAATTTTCTATACTGTCCACTTCTGATGGCTAGCTGAATGTAGCCTTTATAACCTAATTGGAACTGTGCCACTGTTCCTCTCTTAGTCTTGTAAGGTACAAAGTAGTACTGTCCTAACTGAGGAGAAGGAGATAAGTTGAGCGCTTCACCAAGGAATGCGGCAGTAATGATACTATTAGGCTCACATTCCTGAAGCTTTGGATCATTGACAACTGTAGAAGTAATAGAAGCAATGAAACGTGTTCCATTCTTACCGCCGACAACATCATTGATTTTTCTCTGTACTGCTGGGCTTGCGATAAAAGTACTGAATTTTGCTTTGTTTGTTGTGTCTTTTCTTAAACTGTTTTTAACTGTCATTGTTTCCTCCATTTCCCCGCGCCTTCGTTGCGCGGACACAAATATATAATCAAACTCAAATCCACCAAAACTCTAGTGTGCATCTCGATATAAT